TTCCATGCAACCACTGGAGCACACTGCTGGGGAAGGTGTGGAGGACGAAGAATTAAGGATCTCTTCAAGAAAATTGCACCTTCCTGCACCGCATAGTCCGTACAATGATTTACTGTCACCGTTTTATCATCTGCATCTACTACAGTTAACCGCTCATAATGCAGAGTTGTTAGGAGCGGGAGGTTCACTCTGATCTCTCGAATCTTCATATCCCAAAATTCGGAGCAATATTCAGCAAATCCATACTCGCTCATAAACTGTCGAAGATGAGGTCCTATTCCTTGCAGATGATCATCTCCATAGATGGCAATCACCCACTCTGTAAAAAAATAGAAATCGATTGCCGCACACGCATGGTGATCTGTTGCACGTAAATGTTCTATCCAACAGCAAAGGAGAAACAAAACACACCATGAATCCCCATCACTGGTCTCGAAGATTCCTGACGGCATGACTCCTTTGACAACTACCCAATTATTTCCGTCCATCCGCGTTACTTTCACTATTCTAATTTTTGTAAGTATTTTAAGTGCTGTTTTGTAACAAAGGACATCTTCGGGTGCCATCTTAGGGAAGTCTAGATACATAACTCCTGATTGAATATGAAGGGCTAGCAAGATCGCTTTAATGGTCTTATCAATTTTGGAGAAGTCCCCATCATCATAAGTCATACCGAAACATCGTTTCATGTACTTATAGAAACGATATGCTCCTCCAAAAAACCACGTCATCCCTATTCTTATGGCGTTTCCCCTATTAATAAAATGGCGAAACATAAAGAATAAGCGCTCTAGTACTACTACTGTGGCATGAGAGATAAAGTACTCGCGACATTTCATTTGACTTTTGGCACAAGAACCGGGGGCACCCGATGCATAATGGATTTCGTATTTTGGAACAACTTTATACGTACAATCAATCATTTCACTCTCCTCAACTACACCTCTTTTACATGCTGCTACAAATCGCTTGGCTGCTCGTTCAGTGTACCGGGCATTAATCACTTTCATTCCATTAGCTGTTTGCCGAATCTTTTCCTTCC